GGTAATATTGACTTTTGCATCATCTTATTAAAATTCAATATTTTCTGTTGATATTTCTTTCTATTCTTTGCTAATCTAAACATACCAATTAAAGGAGCGACAGGTAAAGCAAGAGCCTTGAATTGTTTAGGGTCAAAGAAACTTTTCTTTAAACTATCAAGCCCTTCTTTTTTGCTGTCTTTAGAAATGCCTTCTTGTTCTTTGGACATCTTTTGTTTTTCTCGCTTACCTGCCTTTTTAACTGCGTTTTTCAACGCCTTTCCTCTAAGTCCGTCAGCATAAGCCTCTTCTTTTGCTTGTTTTTGTGCTAATTCTATTCTTTTTTCATCAAAAGCATAAGCCTGTTTTGCCATTTTTATGACTTCTTCTTCTTCCTTTCGCATTTGTTTATGCTTTTCTGTAACAGAATCGTATGCTTTGGCTAAAGCATATTGTTCGTCTCCTGTAGCCTTAAGTGCTATTTGATAAGCGGCAGTATCTTTAATGTGTTTTTGTAAAACTTCTTCTTGTTCAGTAGTTATAGGCATACCGTCACTTAATAGTTTTTTTATGTCAATGACTTCATGCATAGCCTTGTTGAGAGTATCATACTTCTTTATATTCTCAACAATAGCATCATTCTGTTTATTCCTTGCTTTAGTATTTTCTTTAGACGCTTCTGCGAACTCGGACAAAACACCTAATGCACCTCTTAGATAATTTTGGACTTTCCACAAAGGAGTACCGGAAACTAGCCTACTAAAAATAGTCCATTTTTTGCCGGCTTTATTAATTGAATTAGCGGCATCAGTTATTTCTTTGAATAAACCTTTAAATTCAATACCGGAACGAAAGGAAACCCTTTCTAAACTTGCTAACGAATCCCCAAGACTTTCGATTTCTCTTTCTGTCTTTTCGAGGTCACTCATTAACTTCACCGTCTATTTCTTGCTTTTTCCAGTTCTTCGCCCTTTATTGTTTCAATTACACCATGAACAGTTAATAAATCTTTTACTAAACTAACTGGCATTTTATATACCTCTAAGGGGCTTATGCTTAATGCAGAAGATAGAGTATAGACCATTATTAAACTAATAGTCTGCACATCGGAAGGCTTACCTTTTAATGCCTTCCTAATCATTCCTTTTTTTCGTCATCCTCCTGCATTAATGACATAGGGTTTGGTAGTATTTCTTTAATTTGATTGCCAACATACGGGCTTAGTTTTAGCATATCAATACTTGAGAGGGATGGTTCAGTTTTAGATATAAAATTATCCATCATATAACGATACATGGCGTTTAAATCTATATCTAAATTCTGAGTTCTAGCGTCAATTTTCATAACAGAATTTAACGCTTTTTCAGTTTCTAACCATGTGGGTTCTTTTACCCACACCTTTAGATATTCTTCGCTTTCGGGTGCTACCTTAATATAATGTAGCGTAGGCTCTTGTAGTGCAAATAAAGCACTCTTATCACTTATTACTTTCTTTTCAGTCATTTCATCCACCTTCAAAACCAACAAACAAACAAACGGTGTTGGTGGAATTTATAATTACTCGGCTTTTGGAGTTGTTTTTTTCTCCTCCTTAGCCTTCGTAGTTGTCTTTTTTGCTTGACGCTTAGGCTTCTTAGCCTTTTCAATTTGCGTCATTCTAATTATATCTTCTCTCGATACCATGCAAATCACCCCTGTAAAATCCAGTGTGTTTTCACAGTACAAGCATTAAGATTTCTCGGCATTACTGTTGCTTCTACAACAATCGGCCCTTTATCTTCAGCGATTGGAAAATTATTTGCGCTAATAAAATAGTCTTCAAACTTTAATGTAATTGTTTCTCCATTAGATTTTGTAAAAATTAATTCTATGGTTTGAGTAGTATCTTCCGAATCGTTTAGTAATGCGGTGTAAAGAGCATCGTCTGTAACATGACCAGTAAAAGAAATCTCATATGTTCTTTGTGCAGGTATAGACTCTTGAACATCTTTTGAACCAACACCTAAGAATCTTCTATCTTGTAGATTATTATTCATAGTGAGAGTTAATGAATTAATCTTCAAGAAAGTGCTTCCTAATAATTTAAAAGTTCCATCGGAGAAAAAGAACGGTTCTCTAGTTTGGTCGGCGTTAGTGCTAGACTCATAATTAACGAATGCTGTTTCATCAGTAACCCCTCTTCTAGCATCATAAACTTCATCGGAGGCTAAGGAGTGAACATTTCTTGTTGATAAATCCATAGTCATTTTAACTTCTTCATTTTCATTAGCGGTCATAGTTAAAGTATTAACTCTACATCCTCTAGCGATTTTAACGAAGTTTAAACTTTCATCGGTTTCTGTTCCTGTTCTGTATTGATTTGCTCCTGTTAGTTTAGATAGGTTTTGTTCCAATGAAAAAGACGGTAGTAAATCTCCATCTTGTTCAGTAAAAGTATATGTGATTGCCTTTGTTAATGTAGTCGAACCAGTTGGCCTATCTAATTTATGGTAAAAGTCTAATTGAGCATCAGTGGCCTCAAAAGGAGTAATAGGTGGGCATATTTTACTACCAACACTTCTTCTAAATATTGGCCCTGTTTCTATAATACCGTCAATAACCTTATCATCGCCTACCGTAACTTCAGCCGGTGGAGTAGCCGCATCTATGGAACGAATCAAGAAACTATTGTTATCTCCCGCATCAGGTAATGTTTGTCTATGTGCATCTAATGTTAATGCAGTAGTCAAAGCATCCGTACTGCATGTTAGTGTAGTACACTTTCCTAAGAAATAATATAGCCATGCTCCATGATTTGCTACAAGACCTAAGTTACCTCCGGTAAAAGAAGTAATGCCCTTGTATTGATAAGTGAAGTTTCTTGACCCACCAAGAGAAAGGTTCTGTTGTTTCATTTCAACTTCACTAGTTGGGAAAGTAGCACTTTCAAGAATACCTAACCATTGGTCGGAAAGTAGTCTCTTTGCTGTAGAAACCGGAGCAGGTACAGGTGCGCCATATGACTTAATTATAAAATAATCAGTAGAAGCGGCTGAAGCAGAAGGACTTATTGTTACAGAATTAGCATCATTAGATGTTATTCTATGAGTGGATTGTAAGGCATCACTTGTATTATATCTTTCTAAAAGACAGCCTTTATACAAGTTAGTAATTAATTCAAAATCGGAATCAAAGGTTGCGCTTACTTGTATTACGCTTTGAGCAGAACCGTCTAATGCTCCTCCGCCGTCTTTTAATCCTATACCTAAAAATAAATCATTTTCTGGTATAAATGTTATACTTGCCCCGCTTCCTAAAAATATATCTGTGTTTGCCATGCTGTTCCTCTCCTTCCTTTTACTTACTTACTAAGGGAGTGTTAATGCGAATCGTTTTGTTTCTACTGTTAATTTATAACCAAATAACCTCTTTGCTCTATCGTTACTTTCGCTTCTTGAACCTACAAACACTTGATTAAACTTAGAACCATCACTTGCGGTATAACCTTTACGACCTCGCTCAAGCGTATGACGGGCTATCAAGTATAAAGCCTTTAGCCTGTCTTTGCCGAAGTTAGCATCTGTTCCTGCTCTTTCATCATGTATCGTTCTAATGTGCATTGTGAACGAATGCGTTTCATTTCTTAAATCAAAATGTATTGTTGGGTAAGTTATGTTTTGAGAATCTTCAAAGAATATAATTACATCTTTAGCAGTTAAGTCATATCTAACTCCCTTATTCTTTTGTAGTGTTCTAACATCAACAAAGTTAGGAGTTCCTGCATGGTCAGCAGTTATCCTTCCTTCGCTAATTAAAGTAGTAACAGAAGAACTCCATTTACTTGAAACCAAATCTATAAGTAAACTTACTTCATCCATTTCAAAACATCCTCCGCTATTTGTTTTTTAAGGACTTTATTATATGATTGCATTGCATATTCAATAACTTCTTCATCACTAAAAGATACATCAATACCTAATACTTGAGAAAGTTCTTGCGTCGCCGCTTGTCTTTCTTTTTGTATTTCTACAAATTTTCTAAAGTCTGCAACTAATTGTTTGCTAGACATAACTCATCTCCTTAGTATGTTTTTAATTGATTTTGAAAGTTCATCGCTCTTTCCTATTTTTACACCAGTTTGTTTTGGCCTTAATACCGGATTTTGTCTAAACCCAGTTCCTCTAGGAACTAATGCCGGATTTTGCCTACGCCCAGTTCCTCTAGGAACTAGTTGTCCACCGCCTCTAGGATTTTGTTTTGCTTTACGCTTTGCTTCTTTTTCTTCTAGTTTTTGTCTATCTCTTGCCAGTCTTCTTTGAGCCTTTTGTTGTTTAGTCTGTGCCTTAGCATCCTTTCTTCGCTGTTTAGGAGTTGTTGCTGTTCTTCCTAACTCCCGTAAATATTTTTCATTCATTCTTTTATTCTGTTGTATCAACTGTTGATTGAGATTAGGAATTTCTTTTGGAGGAATAGGATTACCTTGAGCATCGCTAGGAGGAGGAGGAGGATTGTTAGATTGTTGTTGTCTTCTTTGTTGTGCTTGTTGATTTAATTGCGCTGTAGTCATTTTTTTAGGAGGTGGGCCAGTTCTTTGTCCTTGTTGAGGAGTTGGTGGTGAAGCCTGTTGTGTTGCTTCTTGTGTAACTTCTTGTTGAGTTTGTTGTGGAACATTAGGTAACTCAACATTTTGAGTTGGTTTAGTAGGAGTTTTTGCAGATATAACATTACCTTGTGCATCTCTAGGTAACAAGTTACTAGGAGGTTTATTTATAGGAACATTACCTGTAGGTTTAGGAACATTTTGCGTGGTTTGAGGCATTAAGCCCCTTTCTTGAGCAAAACCTACTAATGGGTCTTTAGTTGGTTGTTGTCCTTCAACGGGTGGTAGTGCAACATCACCCATAGGTTTAGGAACATTTTCTGTAGTTTGCCTTACACTTTGAGCAGGGGCTTTATTTCCTTCAGTTCGTAACACATCTTTCCAATTATTTTTTCCACCTCTTGCTAACTTAGAGGCTTGCCTTTGTTTTAAACCAGATTTTTGTCTAACACCTGCTTCTATTCTACCTTTTTCTGCGTCTAATCGTTTTATTTCATCATTTCTTGCTCGGATATATGCGGGGTTGTTTCTAGTATTTGCCTTAGTTCCGTCAGCGAGTATTCTTTCTCCACGCTTTTCTTGCTGAATTAAATACTGTTGTTCCGCTATTTTGTCTCTTACATTTTTAGTTTCTACTTCTATATTTCTTCTAATTTGGTCTTGTATTTTATTATCTCTATTCACATTTTCATTAAGTGATGGAACATCCCTAGGAGGTAAGCCACCTAATAATGAAGTAGGTACTAGTCTGTTTCCTGTTTTGGGTGCTGTTTCTTGTCTTATTGTTTTGGCCTTATGAATAATATTCATCCAAGACATATAATCACTCCAATAAGTAAACGAGGTCGCCTTTGCCCTTTAAGATTTCGTTGGCTTCAGTTGTTAAAATATCATACTTTTCTTTAGTAGATATATTGCCACCAGTTTCAGCAATCATGATTGTTTGGTCATCGTGCCTTAATAATTCAGCCGCAACTAACATTGTTGTAGCCTTATGTATGCTAGAAGGAACTCTACCATCACCCGCAACATAAGTTGCTATTATAGAATTTTGAGTATGATATGGATAATCTCTTAAGAAAAATATTCTTCCTTCATCTCCTATCTTCCAAAAACTTCCTAATCTCTTCATATCTTGTTTATCTGTAAATGCTTCGGAAGTTGATTGTGAGTCTTGTCCTGCTTTATCTGCAAGTGTTATTGTGCATCCCGAACCGTCTTCGCCCGCTAACAAACTTGAAATATTAATTCTATATCCATTATCGGGGTCAATAGAAGCATAAAAGAAATCACTTATACTTAGACTATTAGGAGAAGAAGTTCTCTCCTTTTCTCTATTTGCTCCTGTAAATTGAGCAGTATTAGCAGGGAATTCTTCATTAATTAAATGGCAAATATCTCTAGCAGTAGTCTTTGCTCCAAATCTACTATCGAATGTATTGTGTGCTGACATTGCACCTTCGGCATGGTGATATAAAATAAATGAATCTCCGCTATTAGGCAATTGTAATGTTATGCTTCTAAGCCTATGAAAATCATCGGGGTGTAGTGTGACGCTTGCTTGAGCCGATGCCAATTCTAAATAACTATTTCCTTGCCATACTTTAAGAGAAACTATCTTCTTTACTTTCATAGTAGTTAATTGAACAAAACCAACATAGCCACCGTAGTAAGTTTGCATTGGGTGATTCATAAATTCAAAGTTATGGTATTCATCTTTGTGAATGATTGGCCTATAAGACCTTTTTACCTTTTCATCTACAATACCTTCTATTGTTTTTATTATAGAACCTACTTGTGCTTGAGAAGGATAAGTAGAACCACTAAAAGCAGGAACCTGTAGCATATCCGATACTGCTCCTTTGTCCGTATAGTAGCCTTTTCCTGTTGAATAATCTACATCAATAGAAGTGTAGTCGCTTGGGGATGATGCTATTGCCATATTAAATTCCTCTCTCTAGTGTATCAACCCTACTTCTAATAGAATTAATAAATGTATTTATCATAGAGATATTAGTTTTGCTTTCTAATATTTTGGTAGTTTGTCTTTTGTTTTTTGGAATGGGATTAAGGCCGCCACCTTTGAATATGATTTGTTTTCTTTTAGCGTTGAGTCTCTTAAAATTGTAAGTCGTGTTTGTCTTGCCTTTATTTGTAGTTTTTTCGGTTTTAATTACAATAAACTCAATATCAAAAACATACTCTAAGTCATTTAAATATCTCATCAACACTTTTTGTAGAAACTCTTTAGATTTTTGATAAATCGCTCCGTCTGTAAATTCTGCATTTACTTTCATAGATTTTATCTTTGCACTTGTATCGGAATATATATCCTCTTCTTCTTTGTCCAAGAATTCTGCTTTCTTCTTTATTATCTCTTCCTTTATGCTTGCTACATAATTTCCTGCGGATAGTGTGCTTTCTATTGATTTGTTTTGACCTTTAAAGAATACTTGGTATGGTATTTTTTCCGTAATATCTTCAGCATTACTATAGTTTATTCCACTCATACCGATGCCTATTATTTCTTCAAACGGAATTTCTTTGACCTTTTTAGCATCCTCTTTTTCTTTTCTATCTTCTTTTATTTTCTCTAACTTATTGTGCAATTCTACTATTTCTTTAGCGACTTTATTTGATACCTTTTTCTTTTTTGCTAAACCCATAACTTTGCTTTGTTCGGGAGCAAACTTAGAGCCTTCTTTTATTCTTCTTCCCGATTCAGTTTCTTTATCTTCGTAAATACTTTTATCTTCTAAATCTCTTTCAATGTCTATCATTTCTTTTCTAAGTTCATTGAGAATAGTTTTTTCTAAACCTTTTAGCATGTTTGGAATTGTATCAACAAACTTGTAGGTGTCTACTTCTTCTTGATTATCTCTATCGTATTTAATAGCCGCTTCTAAAATTAAAGGGTCTATTGAACTACCCTCTTCTATTTTTCTTAAACTATTATTCCGTCTATTAATTAAGTAGAGTGGTATCTCTTGTAAGTCTAATCCTCTTACTGTAGTTCCTCTACTATCATCTGTCATGGCGAAACGGGTTTGGAATGTTCTTCCTCCCGAAGTAACTTCTTTTTTAGACTTAAAGCCATCCTTCCTACTAGTAATATCACCTGCTTTAGTTTGATTACCTACGGCCTCAATCAAGTTATAACTTTGACCATCTTTATTTTCTCCCTTTATACTTATATTAGTAAAACCTAATTCTACTAACTTCTTAAATTTAGCACCCTCTCTAAAATTACTCATTTCATTTAATGTAACTGTTTTAGTAATCTTCTTACCATTCTTAACATTGCTTACCTTTTCTGTAACATTATACAAACTATCAAAATAACTATCGTAATTATCAATACCTTCTTTTAATGCAATCTTAGTATCTTTTTCATCGGTAGGAGATTCTAATATTCTCGACACAACTGCTCTACTTAACTCGTTAGGTGCTTTATCCATTAATGATTCAATGGTTTTTATTGATTCATATTTTGGCTTAATTGGTTTATTTTCAATGAGTTCTTTAATAGGAGTATTTTTTAGTTTATCTAACCCCTGCTTATATGTTTTTTTATATTCATCCACTATCTTAGTATTAGTGTTATACTGCTTAACTGCATCTAACTCTAATATGTTATTTATTTGATTAGCGTTTTCATTATTATCCCCTAATCTAACTTGTTCTTTTTTATCTAAAACTCCGACAACTACATACTCTTTAAAAAACTCTAAAGCAACATCTTCGCTCCAATTTGGGATAGAGCCACCTAAGATGTCTACTTTCAAAAGACCACCTTCACATTAACCATTTAGCCCAAGCCGCACCTTTTTGTATAGCACTACCTAAACCTAATCCGCTTTGTGGAGGTTCGTAACTCATTTGTCCTTGAGCATCTATCCAATATGGTCTTCCATAATTATCAGTTCCCGTTGGTGGAATAGGATAGCCACTACCATTATTCACAGCACCTTGCATTTGTTGATATTGTTGAGTTTGTCCTGTTAGTCCTGCTATTGCCATACCTGCTGTTGGTTGTGCCATTTGTTGCATGCCACCACCACCGCTAAATCCTTGAGATTCTAAGTATTGTTGTTTTGCTAACTTTCTTTGATTTACAACTTCAGTATTGATTGCCGCATCTAATATCTTTTGAATGTCTAATTCAATATTTTCTTGAGTTATCTTTTCAAATTCTCTCATAGCATCATTGTGTATTCTTAACATTCCTGTTGTAGAATCAGTTGTGAATTGTAATTTAGCCAACATCTTACTAACTACTCTTTCCACAACATCTTCCATAAGTTTCTCTATTTGTGTTAAAAACATTTGACCGTGATATTGAAAAAACTCCTCAACATGATTATCTTGTAAAGAAAGTAAATTATTTACATTCTTGAATTGTTGGTCGCTTTGTGCTTGTACTGATGCCAAGACTGTTCCGTTACTTGTTCCTAAAATTCCCATATCATTCACCCTGTTCTCCTTTAATTAGATAATTAACTCTTTCTGTATTTAGTTGTATTTCCGCCATCAATCTAACTATTTCTGCCATTTGTGTTTCTGCATCGGTAGCCGGTGTTGGTGGCGTTATAGTCCATCCCATGCTAGTCAACCTCATAACATCTTCTTTCGTTAAGTTGTTTAATTGTTGTCTTTTTAACATATTAGGCATTTTGGCTTTAGGAATAAACGCTTTAAAATCTAGTCCGTGTTCATCTGCTAATATTTGTTGTTGTAGCATTTCCATTTGTTTATGGATAGCCGCATGTTTTTGACAGTAAGTTCCTCTTAGTGGCCTTCCTTTCTCTACTTTATCTAGTGGTATTGGTGGCCTTAAGTAATCTCCTGCTTCCCAAATTTGATGAGTTCCACAAACTACACATCTATCTTTAAAGTTAAACTTGTGACCATATCTTATGAAGAGAACCTTTTTCTTTTCCGGTAACAATACTTTTCTTATTTCTTTCATTTGCTTCTTTGGTTTTAACGCATCAAACTTATAATCTTCAATTGGCCCAACTGCTCTATATTGTTGCAGTTTAGGTAAAAAAGCGTTCTTTGCTTGTTGCGTGTTTATCAAATTCGGTTGCTGATACATCTTTAATTCCTCAATAATCCTTTATCATAGTGGTTATTCCTTTATACACCATCTCAGGGTCGGACTTAGCCGATACTATATATTTGAAACAAGGTATTCCCTTGTCATTTAACTGCCTCATTCCATACTTAAAAGGTTCAAATATTTCATGTTTGTCTATAGGATTGTCACTTTTATACTTCTCTCCCCACATATCATATTTATTTCCCCATATACCAACTGCCATAGGATAGTCTGTTTCTTTTTTCTTTTTGCCCGAAGGCCATCTATCTGCTACAATAGTATCTACTAAAAATTTCCATGCTAGTTGATGGTCTAAATTAGAAGGGGAATCTAAATGCCTGTGGTCTATCATAAAAATAATATATCTTACTTTACGCTTTTGCATATCTTTAACCCATTCTTTCCAGTAGATTGCTTCCCCTCCCAAGTCAGCACTCTTAATTGTGTGAGAACTACCATCAATCTTAACATTCTTTCTAGTGGCTCTATGTAAACCAACGGTTCTGTCTTTTATTGTGGGAACTTCCCCCCTTGTTCTAAGTTGGTGGCTTAGGGTTGTTTTACCAACCATTGTAGAACCATAAACTCCAAAATTAATTGCATGAACTTTTTTGTAAAAGCCTATTATTGCTTCACCCACAAGAATAGCAAAGCCAGTCATTATGGACATTTAATGCCCCCAAATATCCTTAGCCCTCTCTATAATCCAACCCATTATATTAATGTCAAAGACTCCCATAATATTACCTATCAAAAATGCTGATAATCCAACACAACTTCCCCAAAAATACATCTTCATTTTTATGAAGAACATATCTGCCGAATGCGCCCGACTTTGATTATATACATAGTCGGACTCACTAAAGCCCATTATGTCGCCAAAGACCAATCAACCACAACCTATTGTTGTATAGTTGCTAAGAATTCATTTCCTATTGTATTATCGTCGTAGTCTTCAGTAGCCATGACCCCACTTCGCCAGTTTTCACGCCTTACTGTACCGAACTGCTTCATACTATCTTGTAGTTTAGATTTAATTTGTTCTTCTCTTTGTAGTCTTTGAAAATGATTTTCTATCTGTCTGTCTAGTAATCGTATCTCAATCTTATCGTTTAGTGATAGGTCAAACAATGCTTTCATAACCATTATTCCACCCACCGTAATAAGTCCAAACAGAACAGAATGTGCTAATGCTCCGTAAGGGAAATTTAATCCATAAGCAGAATAGAAATATACATTCGCTCCGCTAACTGTTCCGACAAATAAAATTGTCATAACTAATCTTGTGTCTTGACTTAGTGCCGCCATAATAAAACCTCAGTTGAACTCGACAGAAACATTGGCCGTAGAAGTTCCTCCTTCTGTTACTTCCAAGAATATTCCACTCCTACACAGAACCCCATGCATATCGTATTCAAGATTATAATGTCCTGTAACGCTATGATGTATTCTCGCTACTTCTGTTCCGGTATTATCCGTTCCATTAAAAACCTTAATTGTAACTGCCGCATTAGAAGCAATTGTAATTGCCGCATGAATGCTAATTAACTTAGCGTTTTCACTACTTACAATCGCACTTGCCCCTAATACGCCACTACTTCTACAACCGCCTATGCCCGCCATACTATCACCTGTTCAATCTATGGAGAAAGACTCCACCTATTTAATGTAGCGATTACTCTTTCTTTGTTTTAGAAGGAGTTTTTGCTTTAGGCTTAGGCTTTGGCTTAGGTTTAGGAGTTGGTTTCTTACGAATAACTTCTTTCTTAGGAAGTAGTTCGTCTGCTAATTCTTTAACAGTTGAAATATCTTTTCCTGTTTCCTTACAACCCATTAGAACTAGTTTTTCATTAAGTTCTAATAACTCTTCACGGTCTTCTTCACTAAAACTAAAGAAATAATTTGGGTCGGAAAGACGAAGGACAGCCCATTTTACTGAGACTGTCGCTTCTTCTTTCCTTGTTATTTCTTGCTTTGGTGTAATGTTAAGTCTACCGATTTTTGAGTTATCAGTTAATCTAACTGTTACCAATCAAGCCACCTCAAAGGTTTCCATAAACTCTTACTCTAACCGAGCCAAAGTCCACTGAACCGCCTTCTTCGTTAGCACCGCTTGTTCCGATTATCACATTAAGTTTGAATGAGGTAGTTCCTGCATACAAACCTGTTGCTGATACTTCGGGAACAACTAATCCAACTACTGAATCTTGTCCTGTAACTATGACTTGAGTAACTGTTGATAGACCAAGTGCTGAAGCCAATACTTCTAAACCGCCGGAAGCGTAAGTGTCCATATCTATTAGTGCATCAACCACATATTCATCACCACTAACTTTTGGTCGGGTAACTCCTTTATGGTCTGCTAATAATGTTACTGTTAGTGCCATTATTAATCACCTTACTGTCCAATTGCTATGAAAGTTCCAGTATCACCGCTTGTTGTTACAATTGTTACTGAACCACTAGCCAAAGGTAGTGTTTCATTGACAACTGCCGCCGCCGCTTCTACTGCTGAACCTGTATGTCCTAGAACACACACATCAACTCGACTTAATCCAGTAACGATGTCGCCACCTGTTACCGAGTCTGCGTTCCATGTTCCATAGACAATCTTCATGTTTCCTTCTAATATTTGCTCGTTTTCTATTGTATAACTAAATGCCATATTTCTTCACCTCATTGTATGTTTGTTATTTTTCCTTGTCCTCTAAAGAATGAACATCCTACTTCACCAATTGTTCTGTATAATGCCCTGTTACCTAGAGTTCCAACACCGAATGGATTTCCGTTAGCAATACCATCTTCAAAGTATTGAGTTGGCTTCATAACGGATAGCCATAGGTGGTCTGTATCAAGGAATAATAAGTCGCTTAGTTTTGTTGAAGCACTACCTGTTTGGCACATGTCCTTTACAGGAATAAGTGGCAAATCGTAATAAGTAGCAACTCTAAATCCAACTTCTTGACCCTTTGTTCCTCTAACACCGTTTACGGTTGGTACGATTTCTTTTCTATCCATGAATCTTTCTTGACTTTGTAGCAAGTCAGCGATTGCTTGAATAGTATCATATCCAGTTAGAATAACCTTTGGAGAACCGCCGGATAGTCTTAGGTTTCTAATCATATCGTTAAGTCTTGTTAGGGTTAATGAACGAACATCACCACTAGCATATCCACTACCAAAGTCTACTTCTGCATCAAGGAAAGAAGCGGCAGTAAATCTCTCTCTACCGTAAATTTTTCCTAGTGCGTTAGAAGCGGAAGCGGTATCAGTTGCGATAACTCCGCCATCAATTGCTAGTAGTTCTGCTCTTGAAGTAATAACCTTGTTTAGAGAAGTATAGTTGTTACCGATATTTGGCATAGCGGATGATTCACCATAATGCTCTAGTGGCATAACCAACATTTTGTTTTGAACTTCTGCATGGTGCTTACCCATATCTTCACGCATTTGCGCTCTAATATCGCCAATACCATCATCAATTTGTGCCATTTCCATAGCAAGTTCACTGAAATCAAATTGGTGTGCAACTACTTTAGGACTCATGTTGAGTTGTGCATAAGTTGGTGCAATTGGGCCAAGTCCGTCAGCCGCAGTTGAAAGTCCTGCATTTTCAGGAACACCACCAATAAGGTCTGCTCTTGGGTTATCCGAACCTAATTCTCCTAGTGTTGCATTACCTGTTGCATCAACAGTAAACAAGTTACCGCTTCCACCGGCAGGTCGTGATTGTAGAACTCTCCATCCGCTAGAACTGTAAGGTCTTTTTGAAATCATTGAAAGAGCATTAACTTCTCTATTCAACATTGACCATACTTTTTGTCCGTAAACAATATTGTATAGTGCAGATACATCACTAACAGCACTACCGGAGAATGCCGGAGAACCATCGTGTCCTGTGTGTATTCCACCAATAGCACCGGCTTGCTTCAAAAGAGCATTACCGGCAGGTAGATTGTTTATTCCATATGTGCTTGCTTCTAAGTCTGCGATTGTATTAATATATCCTGTCATCTTAAATTCCTCCTACCATTTTGTGAATGTCCGACCAATCCATGTTAGCCATTTCATCCATACTTGGGAGTTTTACTGCGGATTCTTCTTGAGCCTTTAGAATAGTTTCCTTTTCTGCGGTCAATGATTTCCTTAGTTGTGTAAATTCATCCTTAAGAGAAGCAATCTCGCTAGCGGCATCATAGTTTTGCTTTGCGATTGTGTTTTCTCTTGATGTAATTTCAGTAGCGAATCTTGCTTCAAATGATTTCTTTAGGTTATCATAAGCAAGAGTTTCTAACTGCTCTTGTCGGAAAGCCTCGTAAGCCTTCTCGATGTTTCCAACTGACAAATCTAGTGTGTCAAATTCACCGTTACCAAAAGCCTTTACGACTGGCATATCGGATGAAGTTGGCTTACCGTTGTTAATAACAATACGGTCAGCAGGTTCTCCAATTTGGTTTCCTGCACCATCAAGAGTTCTTAAGTAAGCCTTGGTTTCATCATCTTGGTATTCGCCCATTTCTGTTTCATCAGCCATTTCCATGTCTTCTTCATCTTCCTTGTCCATACCGTAGTCGCCCATTTCTGTTTCATCAGCCATCTCTTCTTCTTTCAGGTCTATCTCTTCTTCTTTACGAAGCGTATTTACTTCTTCTAGCAAAGTATCTAACTCCGCTAATGCTTTTTCTAGTTTTTCACTCATGTTTATGTCTCCTTTATCTTGTTTCAAAATATCGAACCTCGCTTCGGGATTAATTCCTTTTTCGCATATAGTAATTTCATGCAACTCTAACTTGCTGATTTCATTATACTCACCCAAGTTTTCATGGCTTTTCTTTACTTTTTGGAGGGCTTGGCCTCCTATGCTAAAAGACCTTAATGACCCTTTGCGAATGTTTCTGCCAACTTCTTTGGCTTTTTCTATATCGTCTCGTAGTTTAATTACTACAAAGAAACCTACATCATCTACTTCGGATTTCCAAAGTCTTCCTGTAGTGTCTCTATAAGAATCTACAACTTCTCCAACTTGAACATTGGAATGGTTTGTCATAACATTTCTAAATTTAGAGTCTCCCATAAATTTAGTAACTGCTTCATTAAGTGCCTTTAGTGTGATTAAGTCGTTTTGCTTATCAACTATCTCTATGCTAGCATAGCCACCAATCATTAAATCATCAGTTCTAGCCTTGAGGATGGAGAACCCATCATTTCTCGTTGCTAATACTGCCGATGACATTTCGCTCAAAAAGAAAAAATTTCCTTTTGATATATAATACACACGGTTATTTTAAACCATTAGTCGTCTTTTGGAGGTAATTCAAGACTACTGTATTTATCTTCATAAATATTCCATAGTCCTCTATCACTATCAGTATCAGCAGGTTTTTGTTCATAGCCTGTCCATGCTAGCCACATTCTTTTTCCTTTAACTTCAAGCATTCTAACATGAAGTTTAGTTTCAAACTTATTACCATCTAAGAAATACTCATGGTAGCCTTCCTTTTGAACGCCTAATTTAACATCTCCACTATCAATGACTTTACGCTTAGATATATTCTTAGCAACAATAGCAGGGAACTTACCGGCTTTACCAAACAATTCAAAGATGTCATCTTTGCTATCTAATCTAACCATCCAGTTTATGCTTTCATCGCCCAACTTCATAACAATATTTAGGTTATCATCATCTCTAAGATATATCTTAAACTCACCACTTCTGTATTTTTCGGGAGTTTCATACTCTTTCTTAATGGTGTCCATCAATATCTTATCATGTTCAGCAAACAACTTTTTCGTTTTAACATCAAAAGATATTCCATCCCTGTTTTCAAACCAGTCTTTAACTCGACTTTCTTTACTTTCTAGTATGTCTTGATATTCTTTTTTGTGATTTTTAACTAAGAAATTATGAACAACTTTCGGTACTTGTGCGCCCTTTTCCTTTAAGAAATTAAATATAGCAACAGTAAGTTTAGATTGTTTTGTTTTCATTATTTCTTCTGCCTGTTCTTTCCACAGGTCTAAATCCATTAGTGCATTCTTAGCCATTAGATTGTCTTCTTCAAATCCATAGATAGTAAAACCATCCATATCTCCTTTGATTATAATATTGGCTTCGCCGTGAATATGGTCAGAAACTACAATACCTTTCTCTACTTCTTCTACATTATATTTCAAAGACTTATCAGTATCGTTGATTAGCATTTGTAGTGTAACTAACTTATCCGGTGCCTTACTTTCAGCAATTTCATTTATCTTCGCTGAATAAACAACTGGCTTGCCCTTAACTTCTTTTACCTTATCAATAGAAACTCTAACAACTTCTCCGACATCTGCTGAAACTTTAGTATTAGTAGCACTACCTACATTAAGATAGTTTACGCCTTCTATTTTTTCACCATCTTCTTCAACTGGCCCCGCCCCTAACTTGTAAGAAAAGTTAGAACCACTCTTTTTCTTATCAAGTACAATTAAATCTAACTCAACAAAAGGCTTCCATCTAATCCACTTAGGGTTTTTCTTTGTTCCTAAGTAGTAAGTTGATGTAGAGTCTTTAATCATAGCACCTTCAGCAGTAGGCATTTCCATAATCTTCTTAGCATATTCTTCAACATCCTTTAGACTATCAGCCACTCTTGTATCTTTTTTAGATGGGAATGTTAAGGCTTCACTAGAATGTATAGAATAGTTATTGAACATTATTTGCATTCTGTTTTGTAATGTATCTTCCATGAGATTTTCTTCGTTGTGTCTCATAATGTCAAACACATGGATTCTAGCCTTGCCTTCTCTCTTTCCTTCTAAGTATTCTACCGCTTCTTTTCTTTTAAGAGAATCTTCTCCGTCAAATAAAACCAAGGAAGCATCTAGTATACAGTCTCCAAATTGTTTCTTTTCTAATTCTTCTATTGCATCTTTACACTTACTAGATATATCTTTACCTGTATAATCATAGACTTTAATATTCTTATCTATTTTATGAAGTTGTATTCTAAATCCATCATATTTTTCTTGGACATAGTATTCTCCACTAAATCCTTTTAGTTCATTCATATCTTCTATTGTAAATATCCTATACATTGGTTTGTTAGGAATAATAAAATCACTTTGGGCTTTCTCTTCATCGGATTTCTTTTCTTTCAAGATAGTTTTTTTATCTTTATCAGTTTCATCCTTGGCTTTAGTTTCGTCTGCATCTGTGTCTATATCTTCTAGTTCAAGCCACTCTTCTTTAGTATTCTTAGATAAGAATATTAATTCTAGCATATTCATAGCGGCCTTCACCTTAGACTCCACCTTTTTAGAATCTTTATCGTCGCCATAATGCTCTATGATGTAAAGTGCAACATCATCAACTTCTAAGTCTAGTCCAGTTAAGCCTTCAGTAATATCATCGGGCTTCATGTCTTTAATTGAATAGGCTTCTTTAGGTAATGCCTTGTCATCTTCTCTAATAGCATAGTGAACAAACTTAATCATAAGTTCGGGTGATTCTAATAATGCTTCTAATACACTACCTTTGAATTTTTTAGCGAAGGGGTCACTAACTTCTTCCGAAGAATACCTTAGTGCTTTAATTCCTTGATATAATTTTTCGGCATTGTTTGTTGTTGGGTCGGAAACATCATTTGATTCTAATAAGTCTTCATCAATATAATCCTTGAGTTCTTTTGAAAGAGCATCTGTCATTTCATATGCTTCTTTAATTTTATTTACTGCGTTTCTCCATTTAGAACCGTATTCCTTTGGGTCGGTTCTTGCTGAAAGATAAGCAACTCTCGTTCTTTCAAAGAGTCTTAGAATATCTGTGGATATTGACTTATCCTTCTCAATAAGGAGTGGCATGAAACATCAACTAACTTTTCTTGCTCTTTCTTCGGGGGTTTCTAGGCTTGTTTTATATTCGCTATAACTTGGCATATTTTCCTTACCCTGTCTTATCCTAGAATTGTTGTATTCTTTTCTATCAAGATTAATTTCCATGCCCTTAAGTGCGTTTTCTAATTCCTTTAGACTAGGTTCTCTCCCCGCATACGCTCCTACTCTCCCAAAAGCCTTTATCTCTTTGATGGCAACTTTAAATTCATTTTCGAGTTGCTTAACTGCTCTAGCATAGGATTCATTATCTTGCTCTATTGTTCTTTCTGCCTTTTTCAAACTCTCACCGGCTAAACCATACCCTTCATCTTTTCGGGTTTGGTTAGTAATCTTAGAAGCATCTTGTACTTTAGGTCGCTTAATCTTAACTTCCTCTACGCTAGTATCTACTTCTTTTACTTGAGTAGGTTCTATGTTCATTCTCTTTTTTGCGCTTAATTCTTCCTTAGCCTTTCTTGCTTTTTCAATAGCGAGGCTAATTATTTTTTCTTCTCTTGTTACTCTTTCCGGCATTATTGTCCACCTACTTTTTCTACCATCTTATGAATGTCTTTCCATTCCATATTTCCAACATCTTTCAATGGAGAACCACCAATGGTTCCGTTGTTCATTCTTGGAGTAGGGCTATCAACAACAACAAAACCGGACTTCATTAGTAGGTTATCGTCATTGTAAACTGCTCTCTCTAAACTTTCTATCTTAGAAGTTAGTGCCTTGATTATCTCAAGTAGTTCTTCATTAATTGTATTTTCTTCACTCATATTTATCAATCCGGTTCTATCTTTGTCTTCTTTGATTTGTAATCTTCCCCATATTTGAACTTAGCACATGAATTACATAGTGCTTTCATGGGAGGATAATAATTTATATTTCGCATAGATTTTTTTTGTCCACACATTTGACAAGGTTTAGTTGCCGAAGTAGCGGCTTTTCCTTTAGTTCCAAAAGATTGCCCTATGGATTTTTTAGGTCTTCTTTCCTTTTTAGACCCAAACCTATCCATAATAGAGCGTTTAGCATCTTCGCTAATTTTTATTATGCTCCACCATGTCATCTCTTTTCCTCCTTCTTTGGATATACTAAATCTCTTAGTTGTCTGTAAAGCAATTCATAGTCCTTACGAAGTTCGGTAGCCGAAGCGACTATATCTACATTCCGTTCATCCATAGACTTCATTTTCTTTGTAAGTTTCTTATCGGACTTAACTAATTCTACATCTTTTAGTGCAGTAATTAATTCGCCTAACTTAGTAAAGTCTTGACCAAAAAATTCAGTTGGTTGTGTTGATTGTAGTATTTTCTTTAAACGCTTAGTCTGTTTTTTATCCAGTGTGTCTAATATATTCTTCTTTACTTTTTCTTCTTTCTTTATGGTAAACTCTTTACCTTCTTCATAATAATCCCATGTCATTTTCCTTCCTCCTTTTCTGCTCTAATTTCTTCAAGAATTTCTCTTTCAAGTGCGTTTGTTTCTTCAGAAAAGTTCTTCGGCAATTCTGCAAAATCAGCAAGTATTTCTATTTTATCTACTTCAGCCAAAATTCTATTCAAGTCCATTTCTTTCTTTAACTTTTCATCTAATCCCATAAATTGTTTCATTAGACTTTCTAGGTCTGCAACATTATCAAATGCCTTAGAGTCACTTACTGTTTTGGTTAGTAGTATTCTTCTTAGAGATTGTGGATTTCTTTTGTAGTCCTGTATCTTTAGTTTATTCTTAAATTCAACTATTGAAGACTTTTTGATATTAACAAAGAAAACTTCTAATAAACCGACTAGTCTTTCTTCTAACTCTTTAGCCTTTGATTGTAAGTTCTTCTTATCTCCTTTCAAATCTTTTTTGTTGGAAAATTTTAATTCTCTTTCCAACCAATTTTCAAACCAAGCCTGTAACTCTTCTGCGGATGGTGGCGTTCCTTTTTGTTCTGTAGTAGATGGTTTGATTGTGGATTCTTCTGTTTCTTTTGTAGTCAATCTACTCAATGCATTCTCATACGCTTGTTCTAAATCTATTAAATTATCTACGGATTTTTCACTTTGAGTTGGTAATCCTATTTCTTTCTTTAGATGAACTAAACCATCCATGATGTCTTCTCTTTCTTCTTTAGTCAAGAATATTTCTTTAGTAGAATCTAAGGATTCTGTCTGTTTGATTGTAGACACAATATCATTTTCTAAAGAAGTCACTTCCTCTTTAGTAGGTCTTTGGCCTTCATTGACTTTCTTTGCCCTTCTGTAATATTCTCTAATAATTTCTAAAGTTCGAGACATTCTTTCGATAAAGAAGTCTAATGGTGTCTTCTCCTTTTCTTCTTTTGAAATAGTTTTATCTTTTAAATCCGAGTCTTTTATTTCAACTCCCATAAAATTCAGTGGCAGTTCTTTGCCTTCGTTTGTTTTCATCCAAGCATCCCATTTAGTTCTAAGTTCACTTTCTAAAGCCTTGCCTGTTTTAGCCTTACCGCCTTTCATCTGCGCTACTACTTTATCATACTCGTCAGCGAGTTTTTCATAGTCTTCAGCAAATTTTGTTATGGCTTCAAAGAACTTAAGTAAATCTGTTTTAGCACCTTTGAACGCTTTGAATTTATTTTCTAAATCTTTATCATATTCTTCAAGGAATTTCTTGGTGTCTTCTTTTTCTTTTTTAGTTATGGAGAGTTTACTTAATTCATTTAAATTATCAATAAGTCCTCCCCACATTTCTTGTACTGCCAGTGAGTTTGGTTTTTGTTTATCGCTATCATCAATTAGAGTAGGGAATAATCTAAAATGCTCCGAAAGAGACGATTTGACATAGTTATCTTTAGTCTTACTAGCCTTACCCTCCTTACTAAATATCTCTACTCTCGCCTCTATTACTCTAGGCGAACCTATTTTTTCTTTAACTAAAGGCGTGTATTTTCTTTTTTTCCGTTCAACCCCCTTTTCAACATATTCTTTGAATTCTTTTTCCCTTAACTTAACAGACTCTTTTGTATATACAACAACTGGAAAAACATTGAGGGTAGGTAGTTTTAATGACAAAGTAAAATTGGGAAACATTTTTGTTAAATATTCTATAACTAAATCCGATATATCATCTTCTAAATCAGCAAGTTGTTTAATCAAGTTAGCAGGTAGTGTTGCTTTTATTTGTTCTTTACCTGCCCTCTTTCCTCTAAGGCTTCTTCTCTTAGCCTGTAATTTTTCTTTTAGTTTCTTTCTTTTCTCTTTACCTGCTTCCGATACATCGGGTTCATTGTAATCAAATGATGCTTTTATAACAGTTTCAAGATTAGCATCAAAACCTTTGACTTCTTTTTGTAATAGTTGCAGTATTTCATCTATGGTTTTCTTAATAGTAGCATAGTCTTTAGATTCTTCATCAAAGGGAATATCTCTTAATACTAATTTTTTATCTTTATTAATATCATATCTTAAGAAAGTATCTACGATGTCTTGTTTTTTCAATCGCTTTTTTCTTCCTTGTTGAATTCTTTTCAAGTCTTCTGCTAATTCAGCATCTTCCTTTTCTTTTCTTTCTTTAATGTCTGCTGATGTTCTTGACTGTCGTTTTTTGTCTTCGGCAGAATCCTTCACTGATTGTTTTATTTCTGCCAATCTAACTTTTAGTCTCTTCTTCTGTTGATTATATGTTTTCTTGCTAAGAGAACCGTCTTTTTCATCATCACTATAATAAAGATTTATTCTTTCTTTATTTTTATTATATTCTTTAGTATTGTCATCATTCTCTTCCTTTCTTTCAAAAGCAACATCTAATGCTTTGATTGCTTCTTTTCTTTTCTTTTCACCTTCAGCCTTAAACTGGTCATATGTCAAAGATAATTCTTGTTCTACCTGTTCCTTTATTTTGTCTATAGATGTAGGACTTCCCGATAGGACTTCTCTAAAATCTTTATCGCTCATAGTTTTTACTTGTTTACTAGGAGCAGTAGGTTCTATTCCTAACTGTGTTCTTGTTTTTATCTTACCTTCTTTAATATCTTTAAGTTGGTGTAACTCTTGTATCTCTCTAATAGTAGATTCAAACTCTTGAATAAGTTTATTTCTTCTTGAGGTTTTTCTGCCTTGCCCTTTCAAACCCTCTATTTCTGTTTTGAGTTTAGCCTTTCTCTTTTCGGCTTCTTGTAACTTATCTGCTCTAACTTCGCTACCCTTCATTACATTAATAACAGCAAGAACTGTTTGAAAATCACCTAAGTTAGTTGAATCTAAATGTTTTTTTGCGGCTATTTTTATTCTGTTGGGGTTATCTTTATGTGTAATAGCACTTGCTCTAAAATCTTCTATGGCTTCTTTAAGGTCTTTGTAGTATGTTTTAGTAGTAGACATAGGAGTAACAGACCTATCTCCTTTGTCTTCACGGACATTATTTCTTCTTTCTTGGAAAGTGTTGTATAAACCTTGTAAATCCTTCACTTTCTTATCAAGTTCTTCTATTTTATTTTTAGTAGTAGTCTTAGTTTTTAGTCTTTTTAGATTTTTTAATTCGGTTTGAATTAAACCCAATGCTCTATCATAGGCTTCAAGTGCCTTTCCTTTATCTTCTGCTTCAATAAAAGCGTCGGAAATAGTTTTTGTACCCAATTCAACTTTATCTCCTAAAGCGTCTTTTACCTTTTTATCTCCTAATAATTCTTTTAGTCTTTTAGTGGGATTTCCTGCTAGGGTTTCTAAACCTTCTAAAGTAGAAGCCTTCGGTGGGCGTATGTCTTTTGCTTCTGCTTTTACTTTAGCAGTTTTCTTATATTCATTCAATGCTCTTACGACATCGGCATTAGGAATAGTAAGTGGTTTAAATTGAGAATCACTACCTAAGTCTATGACTAAATCTTTACCATCCTCAATATCTTTAAGGGCTTTTTCTTCTCTTGCCTTTTTATCTGCAATGTTTTTCTTTGCATTAGCAACTTCTTTTTCCATTCCTTCAATTTGTTGTTTGTAGTTTTCTTTTTGTGCATCAGTAAGGGGGGCTTTTCTTGAACCTTCTCTTAACGGTGTTTTCTCATCCAGTTCATCTTGTAATAATTGTATTCTGCCCTTTTGTTCTTCTGTGCCTTCATACCTTTCAATAACTTCTTTGTCAGTAAATCTATCTTTAACATAATTTAGGAAACCGCTATACATTTTATTATAGGCTTCAACCATTTTATTTTCTTCGTCTTTATCCGCCACCTTTTCTCCCATTGTGTTTTCAATATGCGAAGCGAGTTCTTTTTCTGTTTGTGCGGCAGTTTCTTCATCTTTTTCTCTAGCCGATTCTAGTTTTTTATCAGCCTCTTCAAACTCATCCTGCTTTAGAAGTAAGCCTTCATCTATTTCATCTACCAAACACTTCAAAAGAAAATGAAGGTCATCTTCTTTATTGTGCAAGATAGCCTTCATAAACATAGTAACGCCTCAAAATGGAATGTTCTCTTTCTTACCCCTACGCTTTTGTGGGGGTAAGATAACATCGGGAACATCATTAGATGCTCTTATTGCTTTATGAGTTGTGTCCGGTGGTAGTCCACCAACAGAAAAATCACGATTCTTCGTGGTCTTTCTAGTCTCATTTGCATTCTGTGTCTTTACTTTTGCTAGTTCTTTTTTCAATCTAATCTCTTTCTGTCTATTGTCTTCTTTCATTTTATCACCTAATTATCATCGGGGCTTGGGTAGATTTCATGTCTATAAGATTCCAACCTTTCTATTTCTTCTTCTGTAAATTGCCCTATTCTAAATCCAGTTTCTTTAACAAAGTTAGCAGTTCCTTTACCCATTATGAACATCATCAATAAATAACCTAATGTTTCTCCTGTTTTTTTTGCCATGTTTTTTAGCCTATTGATTAAGGTTTTTTCTTTACCTGCTTTTAATATATCTTCCCAACTCATCTAACCTGTCCTCCTTTCGGTTCGTGTATCTACATTTTGATTACCTGCATCTTGAGGTAATCCAGTTAATCTTTTATCCGGCCCTGTACTCATAGAAGGTTTATTTCTAGTTGTTGCCGGATTTTCTTGTGGTTGAGACATCATCTGTTCCTGCATCTGCCCCATTTGTGAAGCATCTATATTAGTTCCCGCATACGGGTCGCCTTCTATTTGTTCTTCTCCACCTTCTTGTGGCTCTCCCTCCGTTGGTTCGGGTTCGGGTTTATTGTAAGTAAAGTTACCATCCTCATCCATATCAACTTCAAAACCTAAGTTCTTTATTGAAGCCGCAATATTAACTTCGATTTCTTTCTTTCTTAATCCCGCAATTTCATCTTCTTCTTCACTTGGAGGAAGTTTAAGTTTCCAGTCAGTAATGCCAAATTGCTTAACAAGATATGGAAATACATAATTATTGTAAACATTTTGAGCCATTTGAACTGCCCTATTAGTTACAAGTATCTGCATGCCTTCATTATTTAATCCACCACTTGTAGTATTATCAGCCATGAAAACTTTACTTACTCCATAAAATGCTGATATTCTATCTCTCAAATCATCCTTAACAGAAATATAATCCATCTCTTTTAGACTATCCATGAACTTAATCCACTCAACAGCACCCTTACCACCTTCTGCTTCTATTCCCATTACTGGAATAAAATGAGGGTCTTGTTCCATCTTTTCTTTTACTCCTCTCCAAAAGGCTCTCATTGAATCCATGTTTCTAGTTTGAACGGCCAGTAAACCTCTTGGCATTCTGCTCTTAGTGTAGGCTGAATTGACATAGTTTTCCATAGCAATTAAAGTCATAATGTGATTGTAAAGTGTAATTACAGGAGAGAAACCATAAAGCCTAGAAGGACTATACTTACTAAAATGTAAGACTTCTCCTTTTAGGAAATATTGGTCATCTCCCTTTGCTCTATTTACATAGTGTATTGGCTTAAGAGGAGAGCCACAAGTTTCGCAAGTGTCATGAGGTTCTGTAGAGATAGCATCTCTATGATGAACACAAGTGAAACCCTTTGTTCCTTTAACACCATCTTCATCGGCATAAATAAACATGGTAACAGGGTCGCCACGATATACTTCTTTAACACGATGCATTCTAATTTTACCATTACCGTCTAAGAAATATTCTTTGACCATAACTATGTATGCGTCATCCATGATATTCAAATCATCCTCTAGTTCTTTTAAGACATCAATAAACAATTGCTCGGATGAATTGACATAACCTTCTAAGAATTTTTCAGCATATTCTAACTGTTTGACATCGGGAACTTTCAAATTAGTTGAGCCACACCTAATACATTCTGTAGCAGGAGTAGTGTGTTTCTTACCGCAATCATTACAAAGTGCTTCGTATGCTTTTTCCCATTCATAGCCTCTTCTGTAGACTTCCTGCTTCAGTTGAGTTATACAAGTTCTAACAATAACTGATTGTTGAACCATAGAATAGATGATGGGGGCAGTCATCATGTAGTTATTTTGCCTTTCTTGAATACCCATGTTGTAAATATTCCTATCGGCAGGTTTTGGTGTAGTACGCCTGAAAAGATTTGTGAAAGAGAACCGTCTTCGTTTTTCTGCCATAACAACTACCCCCGTTTACTTTGGACTATTCTATCTATTATAGAATCTTCGCATCATTTACTGGATTTATTACCATGACATTTCCACTTTTTACGGCTTAGATTATTAGGGCTATTTGGGTCGCTTCTCCAATTACCTTTGATTTTATTTGACCTAGCACAATAAGCATCTCCCTTAGAAGTATTTGGTCTAATTCTATCTCCGCCGTCTTTGGCTTTCCCTGCTTGACCATATTTAACAGTCTTAGTTCTACCTGTCTTTTTATTGGTGACTACTTTCTTAAAGCGTCTTTTGAATTTTAAAACTTCTTCTTTTCTAGAACGCATATAATCTTCATAAGTGGGTTGTTTTCTTTGACCTGTTTTCTTATTTTTTCGTCTAATCGTTCTTTCGGCAGTTTGCCTATCCATGTTTCTAAAGCGCATTAAATCTTGAATTTCTTTTTCATCGTTAGCATCTAACGGTGGCGGATTCTTTAATATATCCTCCCAACTCATTTTTTACCCCTCATTTGATTTTCTTTAGATGTTTTATCATCATCAATTGGGCCACCTTTAGCCCAAGTATAACAAGTTCTTGCTGAATGACACTTGAAATGATGCATCCAACAATATCCTAAACGCCCATCATCATCAGTAGTTAGTGGCATACATTCATCCATTCTTGGTGATATGTCGAAAGCAACACAATTACTACAATTAGATTTCTTTGCTACATCAGCAGTAGTCTTCCATCTCTTAGCATATTCTTCCCAATATTTTTTGTCGTTGAGATTAAGTGGGCCATATCTAATATTAGGATTTTTAACTGCGGCATCTCTATTCTTAGTATTGAGCATTAAGTCTTGTGTTGCTCTAGGACATTCTAGTTGCTTAAGAATAATATGCCAAGTCATAAAATCATCTCGGACTGTGTGTATAAATGTCTCCATCTTTGTGCATGAATATAACTTTCTTTCTTTTCATAGCATCAAGAATTCTTTTTAATTCTTTAGGAGGGGCTATTGCTTTTAGGTTTTTCATACCTAATGCTCCACCTTCTTTTTTAATTTCAGCGAGTATTTCTTTTTCTATTTGAGCATCACTCTTCATGGCTTTCTTTTCGTCTCTAAGTTTATCAAAATCTGCTCTTGTTATTCTTCCTTTTGGTTTAGCCACATCAATTCTTTTTTGATTTCCTACAAGTGCCTTGTTAGTTTTCTCTCTACACTTAGCACAACCGCAATCCATTTTTTCATTACAGTGCGTTTTTAATATTTTTTTCCAACTCATCTTGTGAATCCCCTGCCTCTACTTCTCTTATTACCTTTTCTTCTCTTATAGGTTTTACAAGCGGCACAAGTCGGCCTACATCTTTGTTTAGTTCCTTTAGAGGCATCTGTTCTTCCACAAGGTTTTACTCCTGCTTTATCATCTTCACAAGATTGACAAGAAACCCAACCCTTTACTTTTGGTTTTCCTTTTTCGCCTTGAGCAGTTTGTCCAAACCATACTCGTAGATTTTTCTCAATCTTGAGAACTTCTTGCCAACTCATTTTATATCTCTCCAAATCTTCCCTTGTCTACATTGAACAATTGCACCCGATTTGTATGCGCTTCCTTTTGAGCCGTATTTACTTGGCCTATCTGCAATTCTAGCGCAACGGTCTTTTTCCTCACCTTTACTGTTATGAGTAGCAGTAGCCCTACCTGCTTTTTTCTTTTTCAACACTTCTTCCCAACTCATGCTTTCATCCCCATAGGTTTACCTGCTTGTTCCCAACATTTTTTACAAAAACCAAATGGATGAACATCTTTAACAGTAAAGCATCTACCACAATACTTGAATTGTAGTTTCTGTTTACTAATTACCCATTCTTTTGTATTCATATTATCACATCTTGTCTATCAAATAAGCAACATGGTGGCTTAATTTATTATCGGGATATTCTTTCAACTCATCAACAGTAATCCATTTGTAGTCGCTATGCTCAAAGGATAGAGTAGGGTTCCAGTCATCTTCTACTTCTATTCTAAAACAATGATATTTCTTTGGTGGTTTCATGTTCCTATCAAAATGAACTCCTAATTTAGATGATGGTTTTTTCTTAAGTCCTAACTCTTCACCTGCTTCAATCATACAAACCTTTTCTGCATCGGGAGTTCCATCAGCATTAAACTCATCAAGTTCTTCTACCTTACCTCCGGCAAATTCCCACATACCTATCATAGTATCTTCTTCGGGAGAACGCTGAACAATCAAAACTTTATCTCCTTTGAAAACTGCCGCACCTGCCGCATGTCTAACGCCATCTTTGTCTAACAAAAATTTCTTTTTGTTGTTTCCTTTAGCATACCAAGAAAGCCCTTTATCTTCCATTTCATTTGCTTTGATAATCATACCACCAATATTTTCCATACTATCCATTATAGACATCTTACAATTGTCTTTGTATTTCTGTATATTGTCAAGGTATATTCCCTCTTTCAACCAATCAAACCCTACATGGTCTTTGTGGTTCTCCCACTTCATTAACTTGAATATCTCATCACATCTTCCCTTATACCAATCTTGTTTTTTGTAGGATTTTTTCATTCGTATAAGTTCCATAAGTAATTTAGCATTACCTTTCTTTAATCTAAAGTGTGGTAAGCACTTTTCTAATAAGCCATAAACATCATCTTGAGAATAAAAATTTAATCTTTGAACCGGCCTAGTTTGTTGCGGGGATTTTTGATTTAGATGTAACTTACCGAAACCTATACTCTTGTGCATCTCTTCCATAAATGCCCTTCCTCTTTCTCCTGTAGCAATAAGTCCGACTCTAGGGTTATGGTTTCTATCCATTGTAATATAACCATCCGAATCAATAAAAGCCGCAGTATAAGCCCAAATATTTTTCTTAAGCATTGTTGGTAATTTATAATATGCTCCATCAACATTAGCAACATCTAACTTCTTTACCATTTTAGAAATCATATTTGTTGTCGTGCTTTTATGCAAAGTGTTTGGCATTCTATCGTGAATTTGTTTAGCACCAATAGAAGGACTCTTAATAATTTCACTTTCAATAAAAGAAAGTATTCTTTCTTTCTTGCTTTTAGTAATGGACTGGTCACTAATGTTTTTTATTTGTTTTTTGTAATCTCTTTTAGCAATACGGCATTCTTTTTCTAGTTGAGCATATTCCTTAGAATAAACCATGTCTGTCTTATTCAAATCACATTCCCAATACTTACAAATGGCATCAATAATATCTCTTCTACCATTGACACTATTTATTTTATTTATTTTTATTAAGTCTTTTTCATTAAACCCCATCTTAAGTATTGCAGGTTTGTATGGCTTAATCCAATAGATAGAATCTATGCATTTATTGATATGGTCGGAATAGCCGTCAATAACAGTATCAATAGCCTTAGCCATCTTAGTTCTTTGTTCTCCTTTCAGTTGTCTTCTAGCCTTTCTCATTTTCTTTACAAGGTCGGGAATGTTTTCTCCATCAATGGAATATTCACTAGGGAAACAACTTAATTGTTTTCTAGCATCACTAGCGTTAATGTTTAGATTCTTAGAGAGTAAGTTTACTGCTTCATAATCAGACATAACATAATCATTGATGCCCTTCAACTCTATCCCTGCATCTCTTAGCCTACTAACAACAGGTTGTTTTTTGTCAGCAAGTTCTTCTAATTCTTCTATTTCATCTTTAGATTCTATTAAGTCCTGTTCAGTTACCATAATATCACCTTAAAAATTAATTCCCATGACTCCTTGAGTTCGTTTATACTTGTTAACCTTTGGCGGGTCAAATATGCCCATGTCATCTAAGAGTATGAATGTTTCACTCATTGTATGAGTAGCGGCGTTAGCCAATGCTAAACTCATAACCATGTCGTCATGCGCCCCTATACCCTCAAACTTTCCTTTATCTGTTATAGCAAACATAGACAATTCTTCTATTAATGTAGAAGTTACTCGACGACTTTCTTCATTAGCATAAGGTAATATTATCTTACCGTTTTCAAAGTTCATTTGTAAACTTAGAATAATCTCTTCTTTCTTTTTTCTAGTGGTATTAAAGTCATGCACATTTAAGTCTGTAACATTTCTAATCTCTTGTGTAAATGTTTTAGCAAATGTGTTTGTTTCAAACAATATTGCTTCGGGGTGAAACACTTTACCAATCAACTTTACTTTCTGTATGTTTTCTCTAAACTCTACATTCTTTGAACGGTCAATATAAACAAGAGTTTTGTTATCATTCTCATCCACTTCTAATACAGTAATTACATTGTAATCTCCATCAGTAGAAATAGCAGGGTCAATACCAACATAATATTTGTAGCCTTCTCTACGCATTGGTTTCAAAACATGGTCTTTACTCTTAGCCGCTTCCAAATATTCGGGATTAAACAAAGAAGTTCCAGTTGATATAGGAACGCACATATATTCTCTTGTAAACATAAGAGAACCGACTTCTGCCTTTCTTGCCATAAGAGCATCATAATCCCACCTGTTAGGCCATAGAGGTTCGTTAAGAGCATTAAGACAAGGATAGGTTCTAAGAGTATAAGCAGGGTTTTCGGAGAGTTGTTGATATATATCTGTATAACTAAATGGAGTTCCAATAACTCTTAAAGAAGCGGTGTGGTGAAGTGTTGGTATCATGTCACCATAAAACCAATCTGTAACTTTTTGAATACCAGTCATACTGAACTCTTTCAAAGGGTCGTCAATAATAATCTCTTGAGGATGAAGACCACGAATCTGCGAACCTACGGAACGCTCTAAGATTTGATTACCATTAGTAAGTGTAATGTTTCCTATCGCCCAACCCTTTGCAGGTTTGTATTTCTTAAGCATAGGGTGATTGAATAGTTTATCTATATCTCTCATGTGAACCAAAGTCTGCTTTTGGTTAGAAGAAATGTATAGCATTTGATACGGTGGCTCTCTAAAGATTAGATTCCATACAACCCAACTGTGCATGAATACTGATTTACCATGACCTCTTGAACAAATGATAACTGTTCTTTGAGTATCGTTCATTAACTCTAGCCACTCTTGCTGATGGGATGCAAAATCCCAACCCAATACATTTTGAAAGAAGTATGGAAATGAGTTTTTAGATAACTCCATGTCCATTTGATGTTCAAAATTAAAATCGTCAAGGTTCATTGTGTTGCCTCTTTTATTTTATTTAATCCTCGTTTTAATTTTTTATTGTTTGATTTTTTCTCCAAATAATCAGAATATTCATATATTTGAGTAAGAGCATAGGAATGAACAAGAATCTTCCTTCTAATTTTATTAGGAGTTATTTTGTAATTGGCTACCTTTCTTGCTAAATCAAGAATAAATTCAACAGCACCTTCATCAAATTTTCTCCACTTATCTTCTACATTAAATGTAGATAATTTAGGTGATTTTTGTTGAGAGGCTTCTCCATACTTCCAATCAAATTTCAACACCTCAAACCACTTCTTTATTCCAAAGTCTTCTCCATATCTATTTCTAAATTGTTCTATTAGTTTAGAATCTATACCCATTTCATCTTCGGGAGGTATGTCAAAATTATACACTTGTCTATTCTTTTCTTTCCAAGTTTCATTGGGTATTGTCTTTGCTTTGAATCCTGCAATCTTAGGTTTATCACCTATCAACTCCAATCTTTTTTCGGACATCGGCCTCCAACTCTTTGAGCCTTCTTGTGATTTCATTCCACCTAATATAGCATAAGTTCCCTTATCGCTATATCCTGCAATGCCAACTACTTTACCATCTACTCTTCGTATAACATATTCATCCAAGTCATACCAAACAGGAACACTCCTAGATATTTTGTCTTCGGGATTATCATTATTCCAAGCACCTTCCGCTTCCATCTTAGAATGTGGGCCAGTAACTTCATCAGCCATTTAATCACCTAAAGTTTGCTTTGATTAAATATACATGCTCTTGGCTTATCCCATGTGCTTTACTAATATTATTGAATGAATCTATGTCATTCACTACGCTAACTAACTCACTGGCAGACATATCTAAGTTATGGTCTTCTTGTATTTTAATTAACATATCTTCAACATGCTCAAAATTATTTTCATCTCTTTTACCATAATGAATTGGTTTTCCTTTTAATATTCTAAGAGCATCGTGGGCTTCTATTAGCCTAGAATAAATGTCCGATTTAGCAACTCTATCTAACTCCGACAATAAAGAGTCTAGCGTTGAATCATTTATCGGCCCATCGTTTGATTCTCGCATTATATCTTGTCTTTCTCTAATGGCGTTTGTTAAAACTTGAAGGGCTTGTATTTCATTAGGGTCATCTATTCTTTCTTTAACATAAGAATCTTTTATGTTAACATCCTTAAACACATTAGGAATGTCTAACTCTTCTTTAGAGACTGAAATCAATGCACCATATATTGAAGAAACTTCTCTTTTCAACTGCTCCTTAACTTTCTTATTGCCATTAAAAGCCACCATTATGCCATTTACAAACTGTCTAGCACTTGATTGTGTGTCTATTGGCTTATCATATATATCGCCTCTAGTTACTTTTTGTAAGAAATTTAACATATCTTCAGCATCTTCCTGTTCAATAAAGTTAGTGTCAAAGTTTTTCAATCTTTCACCAATCTCCTTATACGCCAAAAATTCTTCACCAACATTATCGCTTGCAGAAACTATACTTCTAAGTTGAACGCTTTTCTCAAACGGTAGTGACATACCGAATCTGTGAATGCTATGCATTGGCTTAACAAACAATTCTAGTATGCTATTATTTATCTCATCAGTGATGTTTTTTATTTCCTTCTTCAACTTTCTAATGCTTCCTACCTTACTAGGTTCGACTTTCTTATAACGCTCAAAAGGCGTAGGGTCACGAACTTTACTAGTAGTACCTGCGCCCAATAACATTAGATTAACATTTATTGCTGAGAAAGTTTTGTCATCTTCTAGTAAATCTCTATAAGCATCTAAGAATACAAAAATGTCTTCTTGTATTGCATTTGCTTCACTTGCTTCATCTTTGTAATACCTAGATAGTGTAGGAGTATTGAATAAGAAAACAGGCAAATGTATTTCATCATCTATTTCTTTCATTTGTATTGATTCTAGTGCGTCTTCTAAACCTTCCAAAACCGCTTCATAATCTTCCGGCTTTGAAAGAAATACTTGGTATTCAGCAAATTGCTTTCTAAGTTCTTTTAGCATATTGCTTTTGTAATCATTGTAAAATTCTGCAAGTCCTTCTAAGTCTTCTTTGAAATATTTTATGGCTAGAGGGTCTAATGTAACCTTCTCCCACACTCCTAAGTCTATGTCATCTACATCGGGATTATCAGTATCTTTTACATTAATAGAAGACATATTCTTACTTTCTCCCTCTTCTGTGATAACATTCTCATAGATTAATTCTACATTGTCTTGGTCAAATGCTTCACTAATAGCATGGTGGTTTTTGAAGAATCTTTCTATGAATAAGAAAGCCCTTTCTTCTGCGTCTTCAACCTTAATTTCTTTAGGCTTAGTCTTAACAATGTAATTTAAATCACCAACCTTTCTCATTTTGTTGACAAAGTTTTGGGCATCTTGTAAAAAGAGTCTTTGGTCGCCAGTCAATTCTTTCTTTGCAGTTTCTTCGATGTCAATAGTTAAGACTTCTACTAGTCTATTTATTGGAGACTTTTTATTTCCTTTATCTTTAAGAAGTTCATCAAACCCTTCACTAATCTTTTTCCAGTAATTGTAAGTGGCGTATCTTTGGTTTAAGTCATTCATAGTTTTGTTACTGAATAATTCTTCTGTTGGTATATCTATAAACTTAAACACTACATCCTGTTCTTCTTCAGTATTCTTTTCTTTGAGGGTGAGGTAGTTGAACAACTCTACAAAGTTTCTTTTCATAACACTATCTAAACTGACCTTTATTCCATTAAATTCATTTTTAGCATCTCTAATGTTAAATTTTTTTATGTTACCTCTTGCCGATTTTCTTCTAAATTTTAGTTTTTCTATATCTATCATGTTAGTTGTAAAGTCTGTAGAAGCCAAGTCATTGATGCCCAGTTTTCCGCCACCCCTTAGTGGTATGCCTTTGTCTTTATCAGTGACAGTACGGAATAACGCATCAAATATTTTATCAACTGCTCCAACAATATATTGCCTACTAGCGGCTTGAACTTCCTGTGTTTTACTTCCCATCTTAGGTAAGATTTCTTCTACGATGAACTGTCCAATATCTTCATCGAAGTCTTCTTGAATATTATTATCTATGATGTTTTGAGGATAGGTAATTAGACCATCAACTTCTTCTAGCCTTAACTTTCTAACTAATTTTTTTACAGGCGTACCCTGTGCCATTAGTTTGTTGTATCTACTCAAAACTTTTGGAGTTATTTTTGTCTTATCTACAAAATTTTCATAATCTTCTGCCATTACTTCTTCCCCCTATTTAGTAAATTATTTCTCACCATAATTGATATTAATTTTTGTCCTGCATCTGTGCCGTAGAGGTTTTTATATCTACCCCGACTCTCCACGATGTCTTGTAGTTTTCTATCTAATTCACCAACAAATTCTTTTTTGAGTTGTTTTAAATCATTATCCAACTTAGCCGCAAATTGTTTTATTTCACTAACTAACTCTTCATTATTAGTTGAACTATCCTCTTTTCGTAACTCTTCCAGTTTTTCTTTATCAGCATCATAATCTTTGTCTAGTAAGTCTTGAGACAGAATAAAACCATACTCGAATAAATCTGCTTGAGTTAATTTACCTGTAAATTTTATATCTCCTTTAACTAAACTCAACAGTTCGCCTTTTTCAACAGACTTTACTAAGGAATACAATGCTCTTTCTTCTACTTTAGCAAAAGTAGTGTCTTTATCTCCTTCTTGTTCATCTAAAGACAATTCGTTGTCTTCTAGTTTTGTACCTGCACGAAGGCTAACTGTTTTTGTTGCATTATTGAAGAAAAGCCTATTATTATCCTCTAAATCTTCATCATCATTCACCCTATAGTCTTCAAACATTAATTGTAAGTCCTTATCTAAAGTGTTTTGTAGAGTTTTATTGCTAGTAGCATAGGCTGTTGCTTCAGAAACAGGAACTAATTTTTCTCCTATATTTCCAAAATTTCCACTAAATATGTCAGTATTTAGGTCTATTTGATTACTTTCTGTAATATATTTGCCATATTTAGCAAATTTCTTCTTAACTCGGCCAGTTCTAGCACCGTTGAATAGGGTCAATAAGGTCTTTTTATCGTAAATTTTAATGTCCTGCAACAATTTCCTTCTTTCTTCTTTGATTCTTTGCAGTTCCTCACCTTTGAATTTTATTTTTTTACTTCTTTCTTTTGAAGATATGAAACCCTTCTCACTGATAATGGAATCCGCTACTACATCACTAATTGCACTTGACAACCCTTTAGTAAGTATCTTTTCTAGTGAACGATGTGGTGGAAAATACTTGGAACTGCCTTTTGCTTTAGAAAAATAGGGAAGTAGGGCTTCTTCTCTAATACTAAATAATAAAATCTTACTAATTACTCCATCTCTATCCTCCATTACATCAAAATAGGCAGAAATCTTTTCATCGTCACTACCTCCCTTTAATTCTAGGCTAGTTTCCAACGCTGTTGTTAATTTTAGTGTCTTTGTGGTCAATTTTCTATCACTTTGCACCAAAATTTCATACATTAATGGATAATTTATAGTGGATTGGTATTGAATTTGTTTATCTTTAGGAACATAGGCTTCCATCACCTCATCTTCTCCAATTTTTACCTCTTTTTCTGTCATTTCGACAATAGCATCTCTCAACTGCCCTATGAGTTTACGCCTTTCTTTAGCGTCAGTGATTTCTTTAGCGTCATTTCTTAAAATTTTAGTAAATTTTACAGAATCTACATCATCACCTGCTAAATTTCTTTGAATTTCCCATCCTTCGGGGGCTTTTTTATCATTGGATATTCTAGTCATGCTAATTTCTAGTGCAACATAGTTAAAATATGGAAAATCATCAGTATAAAATTCTTC